CGCTCTCACTTGATACTTTGACGCTCTTCACGAACCAACACTTTCAAAACATCCCCCTTTCCCTTAACTTTTCCTTTTCTGCTTTTACAAACTCCCCTCCTTCCCAATGCTCTGCAACAACAGCCTCCGCCAATTCAGAGTCATCATGCACACCGAACGGATCTTCCGCCTTAACAAGATCAAGCCTCATAGGGGGCTCAACACGGAATATCTTCCTTGCATCATGACCACTACGGTACACCTCATACTGCTCAATTTCGCGAGTTAGACGAAGATCTCCTAAGCGAGAAACTCTAAACCCTAGGGAATAGAGATTCAAGCCGGAGGCCCTAATCAACCCACGAAAATGAATAGAAAGAAGATGCACCAATTGACGGGTCTTATTAGAACGAACAGAAGCAAAGGGACGGAGAATGTCATTCATTACAGTTCCTACATCCCGAGGGTCTCGGATTGTAAGACCAGCAGCCCGAACAAAGGGAATCATACGAAATCTAGACGAAAAATAAGTCGAGTTCCCAACCAGGAATCTAGACGAATAAGACGTCTTCTTCTCGTTCAAATGAAACCCAATTCGGGATGCCTCTCTTTTGTAAATTTCCACCCATTTTAACGGCGCCTGCACGATGAGATCATCACCGTTAATTAACTTAGGCACCTCCCCTACACCAGCCAACTTATCAACCCACCGAGCTGCAATATAATTCTGCAGGCAAAGGAGGGGGAAAGAAACCAAATTCCCCATCAGTTGACCTACAACAGGCTCGATAGTTGTATTCGTGAAGGCGATGAGAGGGCGGAGTGAACGACGGGCCTCCGAAAGGAGGGGAATGGCAGAGGGAGATGAAAACCGTGCAATCGAATCGATTATCGCCTCGGATATCTCTATCCGGAGATTATCAGTAGCTGCAGTAAAATCGGCAGACAAGTAATCACCACCGGGAGTAAACCCAGCAGAGATTAAAGACTTGTGCCGAAGATCACCACGAAGCAGCCACTTATGTTTCGACAATCGATCATAAATAGCGGTATGCACGGGCTTCAAGAGCAAATAAGAAGGATGATTCTTGACGAGGGGACGAGGCTTTCCGGGCGCATTGGCCACCATAAAGGACGGCCGATGAAGCACCTCCGGCTTCTCCAAACTATTCAAATAGTCCCCCCTCCGCCCCATCCAGGATGAGTAACTACCCCCTTCAGACCGAGTTGCCTCGGTAGTCGAAGAAAAAGGGGGCGTAACTCGTCTGGCGTGACGCTCTATCTCACTCTTTCGAATGCCCTTAGGGAAGATTTCATGAACAACTTCCCCAACAAATTCTAAATAACCCTCAGGAAGAGGGTCATCTTTCCTTTGTGTGAGTCGTCCAATCAACTCTTCCTCCAAACCACCCTCCATGCAATCACAGCATTGAGGCCATGACTTAGGAATGGAGGATATTGAAGCGGCAAAAGAAAGAGCATAAAGCTCGTCCACGCCCTGTATGGAGTTTCCGGCCAAACAGGACACCAAATCAACATTGAGAGATTTTTTTACACTCGCCGTGTAATCGCCACACTTGCCGTTAACCGGAAGTGGCTTTACACCTGAGGCGAGACCGTAAAAGCTCTCGATGAAGGAAACCGCACGTTTGGTAGCAGTGCGGACGCTGTGTTGGAACGTTTTACAACGTTCAGATGCAGGATAAACTGCGGTCTCTGGTGAAAGAATCATCAGGGAGCGTAAGTACTACCAGGGCAGCGCTCGCGCGTC